TAGTTCTACTTCGAGAAGTTGAACTTGCCAAGGGGGACTTGAACAGGCTTATAATACCAGATTATACAAGCTGGTTTGATAACGCCTTCAGTTCTCTCGGGATGCTCTGCTCTCCGTGAGAGTTCATAGTCCCCATCATCGGTATTCAGGGTAATGCCAGAACTCTTGGCGAATGCCACTAGTTCGGTTATCTGTCCTGCGGACAGCATTGCCGGGAATTCCGATGCAGTGTCAGTCTTAACCTTGAAACGGTTATTACTGTATACCGTGTCTCCACGGTACTCTTCGGCAGTAAACTCATTGAGTTTCTTGTCGAATTTGCCCTGCTTGGTGTTGGATATACTAAGTATGTTCATTGACATATTAATATCCTTTTCCTAAGGTTAGTGATGGGTTAATGATGGAAATACTTAGTATCTCCATACTTGTCAGAAACAAGCAGGGGCTCCGGGCACTAAGTACCTGTTCGAGTTTTCATGCATGGATGGTCCCAAGGGATATTAACACAGCGTGTTGATATCAACTGGGGCCAAGGCCCCATGCCGTGAAAAACGGACGGGTACGGTGCGATGTATATCCCGTACTCCCATTCTGCAGTAATTTTTGAAACTTTTTTTACCGTGAATCCTTGGATTACCCCCTTAATATTAATTATGAACTACAGCCGTAAAGCCCTAGTTTTTGTAACGCACTGATGTGGCGTCACTTAGAGCATCTATCTTAAAGTAAATAATAGGTATTGTGTTTTATAGTAAAAGGGTTTTACATTTTTTGTAATATTTTTTTCTTATTTGCACTTAGGTGTTCAAGATAAAATATAATAAGGGGAGGCTTCGCCGTGTACAACAAAGACAGTATTGATTACAGAACAGTGCAAGGCTATCTCAGGGACAATGGTGAGCTGAATTACCAGGTGCTTTGGGATGACTTGGCTGGAGTCTGTGGTTTAAACGCCCAAAAGAGGCGTGAAAAGAGATATAAGGAGGTAATCGATGCATATGAGAGATGGATTAGAGAGGATGGGGAGAATCTTACTAAGTTTACTAAGGATAGCTTTGATGTGGTTGGAACTGCTGATAATACGGGGTTTAGGGGAGATTTCCCTGCTATACAACCGAAAAGCCCCGTTGATTGGATTACCTACGTCAAGGGACATAAGGGAGATGATGATTGGATTATTGAGGCGTGGGGAAGACGCATTACATTCGAGGAGGTAGCCCAGCTTGTTATTGAGTTATATAAGAATGAGGACCGTATATACCCCCCTAGGAGATTAGGGGGCAGGTATGATGGTGGTGATAAGCTGGTGAAGTTTTTGCTTGAATGCATTATAAATGGGGCGGTAACTTGGAAGATACTAAGGAAACACAAGCTTGTCCCAGATTTTTAAACAAGGAAAGGAAAGAGTATGTTTGAATCAATAGAATGGTTTACTTGGGAGTTATTCACAAGTGCAGAGACAAATGCATGGTGGTTAATGATGTGTGTATTCACATTCACCTGTATAACCTTTATCTGCACTAATGTTGCTATAAGGACTTCCTTAGACAGGCTAGAGAGGCATTTAGGCACTTCAGAACCATCCCATTCTTTATTAAAGAGAATAAGGGTATGGTTTTATAAGGTGTTCTTTTTGCGTGTTTATAAGAAATAGCTAGGGAGCGAGATAGGAGCGCAGGATTGTACAATGTGACGATAAACCACAAAGACAGGGGTCCTACTCATTATAAGGTCTATAAGAAGAATGAGGCTATTGTTGATGGAATAGACTTTGTTCATTGGAAGGACGCTAATGAGGGAGATTGGGCTTTAACTGATGATGATTATGTAGCTATTATTATCAAAAAGAAGGAGTATTATACCAAGAAGGATAACCAGAAGTCCTGTTATTACAGAGCTCCCTTCGGTTACATAATGTATAACTCGAAGTACCCTAATACTAAGTTCTGTGCTGGTGGTAGAGTAACAAATACTACAATGTCGGGTAAAAGCTGGCTTGAAGTGCGCTGTGGTAGTGAGGATTACAAGGATTTAGCTCTATGGGCGGCTTTAACCGAAGACCGTGATATTGCTATAGATAAAGTTTATGGGAGCGTGAGTGCTTCAAAAAGACGTAAATTAAGGCGTCACATGAGAACGGAGGTTTTCAAGAGTATGAAAAGAGACGAAGCGCAGAAATTACTAGCAGATAACCTTATGGATGCTGATTATTTTGTAAATTTGATGAAGGATGGTATTGATATGGCGAAGGATAAGAAGGATGTTAATGCAATCAGGGGTTTTGTCAATGATGGTATGGAAATACATGGGATGAAGGACAAGGAGACTGTAACTACTACAGATAGGATAGAGGCTGTGCAGACTAAGACACTCATTGATAATATAAATGAGGAAGAAAATAAGTTAATAGCCACAAGGAAGATAGAAAAACCTGTATCGGATGAAGAAGAGTAAGAATTTCGAGAAACAATGGGAAGAGCAGAATGCTTTAAAGAAATTAAAGCGGAATATAGGTCTTTTTGGGAAAACTATGTTCCCATCGGCTTTAAATCGTTCTGTACCATCGTTCCATCATGAAATATATAAAGCCCTGTCTGATGAGACTTTAAGGCGTGTACTAATAGCGGCTCCGAGAGGGACGGCTAAGAGTACTGTGACCTCCTTAATCCTCCCCTTGCACAAAGTCGCCTTTAAGCCGTCAGACAGGGACCTATTTATAGTTATTATCTCGGAATCGCAGTCACAAAGCATTAATTTCCTCTCTAGAATCAAGTATCATCTGGAAAATTCAAAGAATTTTACTCAGATGTTTGGAGATTATGGACCTACAACAGCAAAGAGATGGACTAACAATGATATTGTTCTGGCTAATGGCTCACGTATTGTGGCTGTTGGTACGGGTCAGCGTGTTCGTGGTTTTATTGAGGGCGACACTCGACCTAATCTTATAGTCGTAGACGACTATGAGTCAGAATTAAATGCGGCTACCGCCGAGGGGCGAGCCAAGAACAGGAAGTGGATGACAGAAGCTGTTATCCCGTCTCTTTCTGATGACGGTAGAGTGGTTCTAATTGGTACGGTTATAAGCGAGGATTGTTTTTTATATTGGGCTAAGGAAAGTACTGCGTGGCATGTACTGTGGTTTTCTATTTGGGACGAACATGGCGATAGTATATGGAAGGAAAGGTTCCCAATAGACAGGATAAAGCAGATAAAAGAGGAATTTGAGAGTGTAGGGAATTTAAACGGATTTTATCAGGAGTATATGAATGAAGCACAATCACCAGACAATGCGCCATTTAAGCCGGAATATATCAAATTACACCACTATACTTACAAGAGGGAAGGAGGTCAGAATCTTATCACTCGTACAATCGATGGGGATACAGTTAGAAAGCCTGTTGATATCTATTGCGGCATTGACCCTGCTTCTTCTCTTGCCGCTAGGAGTGATTTCTTTGTCATTGCTACTATTGGCATTGACAATGATGGGAACAATTATATTATCGATATTTACCGTGATAAGCTGGACCCTGCGCTTCAGCCAGAGAAAATTATTGATATTTTTAAAAAGTTCAGCCCAAAGCGTATGAAAATTGAGACTGTGGGCTACCAAGAAGCATTGAGGGCTAATGTACGAAAAATGATGTTTGAGCAGTCTTTGTATATACCAGGACTCGAAAAAGGCATAAAACCAAGACAAAGAAAGTCTGAGAGATTGCTATCCTTGGTAGCCCCCTTGGCTAGGGGTGAGTTTTACTTTAGACCAGAGGATTTAGTTGCTCAGCAAGAGTTTCTTTCTTATCCCAGGGGGAAACATGATGATATACTCGATGCTATATATTACGCAATGGTAGGAATTAGACCATGTAGGCAAAAGGAATACATAAATTCTGATGAGAAAAAAACATCTAATAAATTCCTTGATTGGATGACAATGTAATTTATAACTTCGTACGATGGCGTACGTTGAAAAAGAACAGGAAGTTCCTGAAGACATAGCTGAACAGACCCGTACAATTTGGCGGGGGTATTCTCAGAAACGTGAAACTTGGGCACAACAAGCTCAGGAAGATGCAGAGTTCCGTTTAGGTCGGCAATGGACTGCTGAACAGCAAAGAATTTTACTTGAAAGGGGTCAAGCACCTCTCGTCGTTAACCGAATCCATCCTGCCGTCGAAGCCGCAAAGGCTTTACTTACCTCGGGCAAACCGCAATTTCGAGTCTCTCCTCGTGAAGATTCAGATAATAAAGTTGCACAGGTCTTTAATGGATTACTCGAATACATGTGGTACATATCAGATGGGACTCAGGCACTCCGCAACTGCATAGATGACTACTACACAATGGGTTTGGGTTGTATGATGGTTTATGTTGACCCCTTGAAAGATTATGGCAGGGGAGAAGTTTGTATTAAGGACGTAGACCCTCTTGATATTTATATAGACCCCAATGCCCGTGACAGACTTGGTGATGATGCGGAGAATATTATTATCAGTAGGATGTTTACCAAGGAACAGGCTATGCAGATGTATCCTATGTATAAGGATGCTATAGAAAATTCTCAGAGTGACCTTCATACTGATAGACCGACTACTCAGAGAGTGGATGATAAAGGAATTGTTTTCCCAGAGGATACTCAAACTAAGACAGATATGAACTTTGGAGAGAACTCTGAGTATATAAGGGGTTTTGAGCGTTACTATAAGATTTGGGTAAAGCGGTTTCATGTAAAGAACAATATAGATAAGACTGAAGAGGTTTATCCTGAAGAGGATATGGAAGAGTATCTTTCTAGACCTGCTATAGCTGTAAATGGTCAAATTTTTACTGATGCTCAGAAAGCTAAGGGCATTATAGACCAGATGATGATGCAGTATGAAAAAGCTGTTGAACAGGCAAAGATGCAAGATGTTGACCCGCCTCCACTCCCCCAGATTGAAGAATTAACCTATGCTGACTTAGTAGAGCAGGGTATGATTGAGACCGTGTCTGTACCTGTCCAGAGGGTCAAAATGTGCGTCATCATGGGGGATAAATACTTATACTCCCGCATATTACCAATAGAGAACTATCCTATTGTGTTTTTTATGAACATTCACAACAGAACACCCTACCCGGTATCTGATGTCAGGATGGTTAAAGACCTTCAGGAATATATAAATAAGACACGGTCTCTAATTATTGCTCATGCTACTACCAGTACAAATACAAAGATTTTAATACCATCCGGTTCTGTAGATATGCAGGATTTTGAGACAAGATGGTCACAGCCTGGTGTAGCTATAGAAGTGGATATGGATAATGGTGCTCCACAGCCAATAGCTCCTACGCCATTACCTAATAATCTTTATCAGAATGAAACGCTTGCCAAGAGTGATATTGACCATGCACTTGGTCTTTATGAGTTAATGCAGGGTAATTCTGAAGCGGCACCTCATACATATAAGGCTACTGTAGCTCTTGATGAATTTGGACAGAGGAAGATAAAGTCTAAGTTACAGGATATAGAAACGGGACTTGTTCGTATTGGTAAAATAGCTATTCCTCTCATGCAACAGCTTTATCAAGCTGAGAAAATTATTAGATTAGTTCAGCCGAATAATTCCTTGTCTGAGATTGCTATTAATAAGAAATTATATGATGATAAAAGCGGTGAAGTTCAAGTAATGAATGACATATCCCGTGGAAGTTACGATGTTATTGTAGTTACGGGTTCGACATTGCCTACAAATAGGTATGCACAGCTTGAACTTTATATGGATGCTTATGAAAAGGGAGTTATAGATAAGCAGGAAGTTTTAAAGAAGACAGAGGTCTTCGACATGGAAGGAGTAATGGAAAGGACTGATATGGTAGGGAAACTACAATCTCAGCTTAACGAAGCTCAAGAACAAATTAAAAAGCTCAAGGGTGATATGCAGACTCGTGAGAGAGAAGTATATCATGCTAAACAGAGA